TCGCAGCCGCCGTCTTCAAACGAATCCAAGAAATCTTGGATGCAGAAGGCATTAAATATGATAACAAGGTCCTGGTAGAACTCATCAACAAACACTTCCCTGACTGGAGACGTGTTTTGAATGAGTGTCAACGATACTCTTCTGGTGGAGAGATTGATTCGGGTATTCTTGCAACATTTAGCGATGTTAAAATCAATGATCTCGTCAAAAATCTCAAAGATAAGAACTTCGCTGAAGTCCGTAAGTGGGTCGTTAATAATTTGGACAACGATTCTAGTGTACTTCTGCGTCGTATTTACGATGCTCTTTACGGCACCCTTGAAAACAATAGCATCCCTGCTGCTGTTCTCATTATTGCTAAGTATCAGTATCAAATTGCATTCGTGGCTGACCAAGAAATCAATCTTCTAGCAGCACTAACTGAAATCATGGTGGAGTGTAACTTCAAATGAAATTTAAATCATTTGAATGGGAAAATTGTGAATACTATTCTCTGAATATACCCTATCTCAAAAAAGAAATTGAGATTCGCACGAAAGAGGGAATTGAATATTCAAAAATTTTAAGTAGTGGTGTTTCTAATGGAAAACCAATTGATCCAAAGGCAATACCTCTTCTTAAAAAAGACATGAAAATGCTTAAACAATATATTGAATATAGTAAAAACCAATTAGATGATATGCTCTGGGATGTGTCCCATGCTATCTCTGAAAAGAAAGGGTCTTGTGGTCAACATAACAGGCAAACTTTTAAAGATGGATGTGGACATGATAAGTTTGTTGTTATAAAATGCAAAGCGAACTATTATCATTGGGGTAAAGAAATTTGCCTTAACTGTGGTAGATTGCAAAAATGGATTCCTTTTAGAGAAGGTAAAGAAAATTATGGTGGAGTGTAACTTCAAATGAAAAAGAAACAACGTCATCAAGTTAAGTCTCGCTGGTACTACATCTTCTGGGGGACTGCAACTGTATCTGTGGTTCTTGGTCAACTCTATGTTGGAACTGGGTATCGGTTGATGGCAGGAGCAGTTTTTGATATGATGAGAAATGGTGTTATGGTTGAGGTTGAATGATTATATCTGAACTTGATGCTTCATGGGCTGCTGATGAGTTCATCAATTATTTTGAGAACTTCACTTCCATTGAAGACTACCTTCGTTATGTAAAAAAAGAACTGGTTACCCAAACCAGTCAACTTACTCCTTTGCAAGATGAATTTTTCAATGAAGATATTCATCCTGAGGAGATGGAGTTTGATATCAAGTTTGTCGGTAATCGTTTCTCTAATTCAGTGCCTCAAGAACACTATCGCAATCTTTTGGCAGCAGTTTCCTCTCACAACAATGAGAGCAACATTCCTGGTAGAGAGTTGCGTTGGATGGTGTTTGAGAAGAGAACTCAGACTGTGGTTGGATTTATCCGTTTTGGATCTCCAACGATCAACTCCAGACCTAGAAATGTGTGGCTTGGTAAGGCACCTAATCTGTCTGTGTTTAATCGCCACGCCGCCATGGGATTTGTAATCGTCCCATCGCAACCGTTTGGATACAATTATCTTGGTGGCAAACTTCTGGCACTCATGTGTGTCTCTCACTTTGCTCGTGAGACTTTGAATGAAGTCTTTGAGAAAGATATTGCACTGTTCGAGACCACCTCTCTGTATGGGTCTACTACCTCAGCATCTCAGTATGATGGTCTGAAACCCTTCATGCGGTACAAGGGCCTGACTGATAGTAAGTTCCTACCTCTTCTACACGATGAGGTCTTCCACCGCCTTCACGACCGTTTTACGGTGCTTAACGATAATAATCCTCTGACTGATAACAAGGCATCATCTAAGAAGATGAAGCGTCAGTCTAAGATGATTCGCATTATCAAGAACTCTTTGCAAGACAAGGAAAAACTGGAGCACTTCAATGCTGTGATTGACATGGCATTTGGACTCACCCAGAAGAAGAGGTTCTATATCTCTGATTATGGATATTCAAATGTCCGTGAAGTGATCATGGAAGAACAGGATGAGTTAGTTCGTGGTCCTAACTGGGACAAGTTCTATCTGGAGAATATCATTTCCTGGTGGAAGAAGAAAGCAGGAAAGCGATATGAGAAACTCAAGCAAGAAGGTAGGTTCAGGACCAAAGTAGAACTCTGGACAGAAGATGATGACATTCAAATTATTAGATAATGGAACTCAAAGACTGGCTTAACTCAATAAACTTTAATAAGGAAAACCTTATTAAAGGAGACCCCGATATCGTTAAACAATATCCTCCATACATTGTCAATCGTTGTCTGTCTGGGCACCTTGATTGTGTCATGTTCGCCAATGAGATGAATAAATATCCTCAACTTGATAAGGATATGCAATATTCCTTTTTCCTAAATACTTTGAGGAAAAAGAAGAGATTCTCTCCTTGGCTCCGAAAGGATAAAGTCCAGGATTTAGAATGTGTCAAACAATACTATGGTTATAGTAATGAGAAGGCATCTCAAGCTCTGAAAATTCTTACACAAGAACAACTTAACTTTATTAAAAAACGACTTGACGTTGGAGGATCTAAATGACTGCCACTGTGGAACCCACTTTTGAATGGTCGCAAGAGAAAATGCTTGAGGTAGTTCTCAATGAACCAGATGATTTTTTGAAAGTTCGTGAGACTCTAACACGCATTGGAGTTGCGTCTAGAAAAGAGAAAAAACTCTATCAATCTTGCCACATTCTACATAAACAAGGTAGATACTATATTGTCCATTTCAAAGAACTGTTTGCTCTGGATGGTAAACGCGCAAACTTGACTATTAATGATGTTCAACGTCGTAACCGTATTGCTCGTCTTCTTTCTGATTGGGGATTGATCTCTATCACCAAAGAAGATGATTCTCTTGATATTGCACCACTGAATCAGATTAAAGTTCTTTCTTATAAAGATAAGGGTGAATGGATTCTTGAGCAAAAATATAACATTGGTAAGAAGAAGACCACTGCTGATGCATAAATAAAGTGTCGCTTTCGTGCGCGACACGCTACATACGGAATATACGCTACTAAAAGGGGGGTTACCAACACCCCTCTTTTTATGTCTTCTTGTATAATTAGTAGTGGATGCCGTAAGGGTCCACAAAACACAAACTCGCTTTTAAAGGAGCTAAAACCATGGGAGAACTCACCCAGTATCATGCTGCGGATTTGCCAGCCTTGCTAGATCGCATAAATAGGCATAGTATTGGTATGGATGAATACCTTAATCGTCTGTTTAATCAGAGAGAAACGACGACTAATTATCCTCCATTCAACTTAGTTCAGGTCAGCAACGTAGAATCAAGACTTGAACTTGCACTCGCAGGATTTAAGAAAGAAGAAGTTAATGTCTACACAGAGTACGGAAAGCTCTTTGTCGAAGGGCAAAAAGAGGATAAAGAAACCGATACAACTTACGTCCACAGAGGAGTGGCTCAGAGATCTTTCACCAGATCTTGGACCCTCTCAGATGAAACGGAAGTTGGATCAGTTGTATTTGAGGATGGGTTACTGACAATCACCTTGGCTAAGGTTATTCCCGACCATCATGCGCGTAGGGACTACCTATAAATATAATTGAATATCGTCGTCGCAGACGGAGGGGCAACTGGCAAAATCCAGTTGACGCCCCTCTTTTTTGTTGATAGAATACTATGAGGTAAAAGAAAGTCATGACCGTCAAAATTTTAGTCCTTAAGTCTGGAGAGGACGTGATTGCCGAAGTTCAAGAAATGGTTTCTTCTGATAAGGTGATCGGGTATTACCTGACAAAACCTTGTGTGGTGAAACTTAGGAACGCAAATCCAGTCACAGATGATGAGTTGGATCCTGATCAACCAGAGAATCAGACCGAACTATCTGTTACAATGTATCCCTGGGCTCCTCTAGCAAAAGAGAGGTCGGTTCCAGTTCCTGCAGATTGGGTAGTAACGATCTTTACTCCCGTAGATAAAATTCATGACATGTACAAAGAGGACATTTTAGAAAATGGAAGACAAGACGATCAAACTGATAATTCTGACGAATCGACAGATCCTGGTCTCACAGATTGAGGAAGTAGGTGCTGATATTGGTGAACCAGACTGTAGACTGGTAGAACCATTTATTCTAGGAGATAATGATACCCTATCTCCTTGGCTTGCAAATGTCACAAGTCAAAATACTTTTATGATGTCGTCAGATAAGATTCTCACTCTTGCTGACCCCAAACCAACACTTCTTGAAAAATATCAAACCATTATTAAATGAAGTTTTACACTAATGTCCAATTGATTGGGAATCAAGTTCTAGTTCGTGGAGTAGATAATGGCAGACGGTATGAATTCAGAGATGAGTTCTTTCCCACTCTGTTTGTAAAATCAAAAAAAGATTCCAAATATAAGACATTAAGTGGCGATTCTGTGGAACCTGTTAATCCTGGCAGCGTTCGGGATTGTCGTGAGTTTTATAAGACATATGATGAGGTAGATGGATTTGAAATCTATGGAAACGATCGATACATCTATCAATATATTTCAGAGAAGTATCCTGAAGATGAGATCAAGTTTGACATCAGTCAGATCAAACTGGTAACTCTTGATATTGAGACCACTGCAGAGAAAGGATTTCCTGATGTTGAATCGGCATCAGAAGAGATTCTTGCTATCACTATTCAAGACTATACCACCAAACAAATTACTACTTGGGGTGTGAAACCTTTTGCCAATAAGCAAAAGAATGTCACATATTATCACTGTCCTACAGAGCATGAATTGCTAAGTCACTTCATCAACTATTGGATGAAGGATGTTCCTGATGTGGTGACTGGTTGGAATATTCAACTGTTCGACATCCCATATATCTGTAAGCGACTCAACAGGGTGCTTGGGGAAAAGTTGATGAAGCGTTTCTCCAACTGGGGTCTTGTGACTGAGGGAGAAATCTTTGTTAAAGGTAGAAAGCACATTACCTTTGATGTGGGTGGATTGACTCAACTCGACTATCTTGATTTGTATAAGAAGTTCACATATAAGGCACAAGAATCGTATCGCCTGGACTACATAGCTGAGGTGGAGTTAGGTCAGAAGAAGTTAGATCACTCTGAGTTTGATACTTTTAAGGACTTCTATACAAAGGGGTGGCAGAAGTTCATTGAGTACAATATAATTGATGTGGAACTTGTTGACCGTTTGGAAGACAAGATGAAACTGATTGAATTGGCATTAACCATGGCTTATGATGCCAAGGTCAACTATGTTGATGTTTTCTATCAGGTCCGTATGTGGGACAATATCATTTACAACTATCTCAAGAAAAGGGATATTGTAATTCCGCCTAAGAACAAGTCTCAGAAAAATGAGAAGTACGCAGGTGCTTATGTCAAGGAACCGATTCCAGGAAAGTATGATTGGGTGGTTAGTTTTGACCTTAATAGTCTCTACCCTCACCTTATTATGCAATACAATATTTCCCCGGAGACCCTACTGGAGGAACGACACCCAACGGCAACAGTTGACCGAATCCTTAATGAGGAAATAAACTTTGAGATGTATAAGGACAATGCGGTGTGTGCCAACGGCGCAATGTTCCGCAAAGATGTTCGTGGGTTCCTGCCAGAACTCATGGACAAGATGTATAATGAGCGGGTAATTTTTAAGAAGCGAATGCTTCAGGCAAAGCAAGAGTATGAAAAAACTCCATCTAGGGCACTGGAAAAAGAGATCGCTCGTTGCAACAATATCCAGATGGCTAAGAAGATTTCACTCAACTCTGCTTATGGTGCTATCGGTAATCAGTATTTTAGGTACTATAAACTGGCCAATGCGGAGGCGATTACGCTTTCTGGTCAAGTCTCTATCCGTTGGATTGAGCAGAAGATGAATGGATATCTAAATAAACTGTTGCAAACGCAAGATGAGGACTACGTAATTGCATCTGACACAGATTCAATTTATCTTAATCTTGGACCTCTTGTTGATAAATTTCTTAGTCACAAGTCTGGTGATAAAACTGCAGTTGTGGAATTACTTGATAAGATCTGCGAAGATAAATTTGAACCGTTCATCGAGAAGTCTTACCAAAATTTGGCGGAGTATGTTTCGGCATACGACCAAAAAATGCAAATGAAGCGTGAGAATATTGCTGATCGTGGCATCTGGACTGCGAAGAAGCGATATATTCTTAATGTATGGAATAGTGAGGGTGTTCAGTATTCTGAACCCAAACTCAAAATGATGGGTATCGAAGCCGTTAAATCATCCACTCCTGCACCTTGCAGGAAGATGATTAAAGATGCTCTGAAATTGATGATGAGCGGAACTGAAGAAGATGTGATTGACTTTATTGATAAGTCGCGAGCAGAGTTTAAGAGTTTGCCGCCAGAGCAAATCTCATTTCCACGTTCAGTTTCTGATGTAACTAAGTACAAATCAAACTCTGACATCTATGTTAAGGGAACTCCGATTCATTGCCGTGGAGCTCTCCTTTTCAATCATTACATCAAAGAGAAAAAGTTGACCAACAAATATTCTCTCATTCAGAATGGAGAGAAAATCAAGTTTTGTTATCTTAAAAAACCAAATATCATCCACGAGAATATTATTTCATTCATTCAAGATTTTCCCCACGAACTTGGAATTGACAAGTACATCGACTATGACTTACAATTTGAAAAGAGTTTTGTCGAACCACTCAAGGCGATCTTGGATGCAATTGGTTGGAACGTGGAAAAAACTGTAAACTTAGAACTATTTTTTGGATAATGGAACTTCCTATTAACGACAAAGAACTCGCTACTATTGTAAGTGCTCTTCGCCTTGGTGGCGATGCAGCACTTTATCAAAAACTGACTAGAATCAAAGAGATTCGTGACGCCAATCCTGGTGGTCCTTACAAAAAAATTGCCCGCGAAGAATTTGGATTTGTAATTTAATTATGGATTTTTTAAAAGAGATTGTAAAAGAGATCGGAGATGACTACACAAGACTCGCAGCAGACATCGACGACAGTGAAAGATATGTTGACACGGGTTCGTACATTTTTAACGGACTTGTTTCAGGGTCTATTTTTGGTGGTGTATCTGGGAATAAGATTACTGCCATTGCTGGCGAGTCTTCTACTGGCAAAACTTTCTTCAGCCTCGCTGTCGTTAAAAATTTCCTTGATGCTAATCCTGACGGGTATTGTCTATATTTTGACACTGAAGCCGCTGTTAACAAATCTCTTATCGCAAGTCGTGGCATCGACCTAGATCGTCTTGTGGTTGTTAATGTTGTGACGATTGAAGAGTTTAGAACCAAGGCACTGAAAGCAGTAGACATATATTTAAAGAAATCTGAAGAGGATCGCAAACCTTGTATGTTTGTGCTAGACTCTCTTGGTATGCTTTCCACTGAGAAGGAGATTACTGACGCACTGAACGACAAACAAGTTCGTGACATGACCAAATCTCAACTGGTCAAAGGTGCATTCAGAATGCTTACTCTCAAACTGGGTCAAGCAAACATTCCTATGATTGTTACAAATCACACCTACGATGTCATTGGTGCTTATGTCCCTACAAAAGAAATGGGTGGAGGCAGTGGACTCAAGTATGCTGCTTCTACGATCATCTATCTCAGCAAAAAGAAAGAAAAGGATGGAACGGAAATCGTCGGAAACCTTATCAAGGCTAAGACTGCTAAGTCTCGTTTGAGTAAGGAGAACAAAGATGTTACGGTGCGCCTTTATTACGATGAGCGTGGTCTTGATCGATATTATGGTCTTCTTGAGTTGGGTGAACTGGGAGGTCTCTGGAAGAATGTTGCTGGTCGATATGAAATGACTGTTGATGGTGAGACTAAAAAAGTCTATGCCAAAGCAATCCTCAAAGACCCTGAGACATATTTTACTCCAGAGGTAATGGAGAAACTTGATCAAATTGCCATGAAGGAGTTTAGTTATGGAGAAAGTTGAGTTTCTAATCCTTAGAAACCTTTTATATAATGAACAATATCTTAGAAAAGTAATTCCTTTTATCAAATCAGATTACTTTGAGGATAATAATCAAAAGATTATCTTTGAAGAAATCTCATCTTTTGTAGAACAATACAATCAACCAGCAACACGAGAAGTCGTTTGTATTGAAGTAGAAAAGAGACAAGACATTAATGATCAAAACTTCAGAGAGATAACGAATCTTGTATCTTCTCTGGAAGATGTTCAGTCAGAGTTTGAATGGCTTTGTGATACCACAGAGAAGTGGTGTCGCGATCGTGCCATTTATCTGGCACTGATGGAGTCTATTGCCCTTGCTGACGGCAAGGATGAGAAGAAAGATAGGGATGCGATTCCAAGCATTCTTTCGGACGCTCTGGCAGTCTCCTTTGATACCCATGTGGGTCATGATTACTTACTTGATTATGAGGCAAGATATGAAAGTTATCACAAGAAAGAAGACAAGATCGAATTCGACCTTGAGTATTTCAACAAGATTACGAAAGGTGGTCTCCCGAACAAAACGCTTAACATTGCTCTCGCTGGCACTGGTGTCGGCAAGTCTTTGTTTATGTGCCATGTTGCAGCTTCCGCACTCTTGGGAGGGAAAAACGTATTATACATCACGCTTGAAATGGCTGAAGAAAAGATTGCGGAGCGAATTGATGCTAATCTCCTCAATGTCCCTATTCAGGAGATGACTGATCTTCCTAAAGTAATGTTTGAGGATAAGGTGACAAAACTGGCACAAAAGACTCAAGGTACGCTAATTATTAAAGAGTATCCTACCGCGAGCGCACACAGTGGACATTTTAAATCACTTCTTAATGAACTTGCACTTAAGAAGTCATTTAG